AGATGCAGCAGCAGTTGGCCCAGATCGAGGCGCAACCGCCTGCCATGCTGTACGACGTGTCGTTCAAGCGCTCCAAGAAGGGCGGCAAGCTGGCGATTGAGAACGTCCCGCCAGAAGAGTTCCTGATCAGCCGTGAGGCCAAAAGCATTGCTACGGCTCGGATGACGGGCCACCGGATGCCCCGCACCATCTCTGAACTGCGCTCGATGGGCTATCCCGATGCCAAGATCGACATGCTCGAATCGGACGATGCCGCGGCGTCCCTGAATGCTGAGCGTATCGAGCGTCTGGGCTTTGACGACGAGTTCGCATCGCTGGGCACAGGCGACAACGCAGGCGACAACTCGCAGCGCATCGTTTGGCTGAACGAGCTTTACATCCGCTGCGACTACGACGGCGACGGCATCGCAGAACTGCGGAAGGTCTGCATTGCAGGCAATCAGTTGCTCGACAACGAGGAAGTAGACATTTCCCCGTTCATCAGCATCACGCCGGTTCCGATGCCGCACAAGTTCTTTGGGCTGTCTATCGCTGACCTGGCGATGGAAGCGCAGAAGACCAAGACGCAGATGCTCCGGTCGCAACTGGACAACCTGTACCTTGAGGTGAACGGTCGTTACTACGCTGTTGAAGGTCAGGTGAATCTCGATGACCTACTGACCTCGCGCCCTGGCTCCGTGGTCCGCATGAAGCAACCCGGAATGGCTGGCCGGCTGGATCAGGGCAAGGGCAATATTGGCGAAGTGTCCAATCTCATGGAATACATGGAGATGGACCTTGAGCAGCGCACAGGCTGGACTCGCTACTCACAAGGCAACGACTCCAAGGCGCTCAACCAGACCGCCACAGGTGTGCAGATCATCACCAACAAGGGTGATATGCGTACCGACCTGATCGCTCGGAACTTCGCTGAGGGCTTCCGCGAACTGTTCGAGATGATGCTGAAGCTCACGAGCCAGCATCAGGACAAGGCGGTGCAGATCCGTGTTGCAGGGCAGTGGGTGGACATGGACCCGCGAGAGTGGCGCAACCAGTTCGACCTCAACGTCAACATTGGCCTGGGCATCGGCTCCAAGGATGAGCAGGTGCAAAAGCTCATGGCTCTGGGTCAGCAGCAGGCGCATACGTTGGCGATTGGTGTTGCCACGCCGAAGAACATCTACGAGCTTCACAGCGACATTGCCAAGCTCATGGGCCAGAAGAACCCAGACAAGTATTTCAACGACCCTGAGAAGCATCCGCCGCCTCCGAAGCCTGATCCTGAGCAAGCCAAGATGCAGGCTCAGATGCAGTTGGAGCAGATGAAGTTGCAGGCTGGTGCACAGGGCAAGCAGGCTGACATTCAGGCCAGCGCTCAAGTCGAGCAGATGAAGACACAGTTTGCGATGCAGGCCGCAGAGGCAGACCGCCAGCACGAAGCCCAGCTTGAGCAGTTCAAGATGCAGATGCAGGCTGAAGTCGATGTGAACCGCCAGCGCTCCGAAGCCGAGCAGAAGACGCTGGAGATGCAGCAAGCGGCTCAACTGGCTCAGTTGGAAGCACAGTACAAGGATGCCCAGCACGAACGCGAGCAGGCTGCTAAGTGGCAGATCGAGCAACTGAAGTCGGCTACGGCCATCGAGGTGGCGCAAATCAATGCGTCGGTGAAGGTGAACGACACGGCAACCAAGGCTGCGACGGCCTACGAAACCGCCAACCTGAGCGCGGCTACGACCTTGGAAACCTCCAAGGAAAAGGCGCTGCCGATGAAGGAGAAGCCGGCTGCTCCTGCTGCTGCGCCTGCTCCTGACCAAACTGCGGCACTGACCGCCGCGGTGAAAGAGTTCACGGCTGCTGCGAAGGAAATGAGCCGTCCAAGGACGAAAACCATCATCCGCGACAAGGATGGCAAAGCAACTGGAATGACTGAGGAATAACCATGGCCGCAGGCGCATTTGTAATCCCTGACCTCGCAAAGCTGAATCTGTTCAGCGCAACGGGTCTTTTGCAGGCAACTGCGGCTAACTACCGTCTCGCTCTGGTTACGTCCGCTTGGACGCCGAACAACGCAACCGACGAACTCTGGTCGGTCGCTTCGGGCAGTGAGATTGCCAACGGCAACGGCTACACGACAGGCGGCATCAACCCCGCATCGATCACGCTGAACCAGACTTCTGGCACGGTGAAGTTCACCGGCAATGCGGTCGTCTGGACTGCGAGCGGTTCGGGCATTCCTGCATGGCGTCGGATGGTGCTGTACTACCTCGGCACGCTGAACGGCAAGGTGAATCCTATCGTTGCTCATGCTCTTGGTGATTCGACGCCGGCTGACGTTCCGCTGACGACTGCGGGCAACACGATCACGATCACTCCGAACGCTTCCGGCATCCTGACGGCGGCTTAAGCCATGGCTGCTTCGGTAGCCAATTCAAGGAAGGCGCTAACGTCGGGCACGAGCACGACGACCACAACGTCCTTCACATCGACAGCGGGTAACACCATCTGGCTGTCCGTCTCGGACCAGTCCGGAACGGGTGCGCTGACGGTTGGCGACAACAAGGGCAACGTTTACAGCCAGATCGGGACGACGCAGACGGGTGGCACTTCGGGTGCTCAGCTTCGGCGCTACTACTGCGCAAACATCGCGGGCGGTGCAGGGCACACGGTCACGGTTACATGGCCTGGTGCCTCGGACGCGGTTGTCTGCGTGCTGGAACTGGCTGGTGTCACGACGACGCCACTTGACCAAAGCGCACAGGCTCAGGACTCGGCATCGCCTTGGACGGTCACAAGCCCGACGCTCACGCAGGCTGACGAGATCGCCGTCACGTCGGTGTCTGGTGCCTGGGGTGGAACATGGAGCGAGTCGAGCGGCTTCACGATCAACCAGTCAGAGGGCAACGATGCTCTGTACTGGACGAGTGCAGCAGGCTCGAAGGTGGTTTCGGCCACAACGGCGCTAACGCCTTCGTGGACGATCACTGGTGGCGGCACTTGGTCTGCGGTCAGCATCGACACCTTCAAGGCGTCGGCGGCTGCATCGGGCTACTCGGGTACGCCGGGACAAGGAGCGCTAACCCTCTCCGGTCCTGCTGCCACGGTTGTGCGGACGGCAAATGTCTCGTTCAGCCCTGCACAAACTGCACTCACGGTGAGCGGGTATGCGCCAACGGTGGTGCAGTCCTCTGGGTTGACGCTGACGCCAGGTGCACAGGCGATCACCCTCACAGGGTCTGCGCCCACTCTGGCCCAGACGGCGAATCAGTCGCTGGTGGGTGGTGGTGGGTCGCTGGTGGTTGCTGGCTACGTGCCAACGGTCACGGTGGCATCTGCGAGCGTTTCGCTGGTGCCTGGTGCTGATGCTCTGGCGATCACTGGCTACGCGCCTGATCTGGTGCAGAGCGGTGCAGCAGCGGGGAACTACGAGCGCGAGAAACGACGCAGGAAGGTCGAGCGGGCAATTCTGGATGCTGAGCGTGCCGAAGAGAAGCAAGCCGCTGTAGAGGCCGTTACGCAGATCGTAGAGGAGTATGGCGATGACGAAGACGTTTTGATGCTTCTGCTATGAACCCCGAAACCTTCGTCAAAGAGATGAACAAGTGCTTCAAGGACTTGGAACTACTGGACCCAACGTGGCTGCGGGTGGTTGAGGAGCTTCTGACCATGGTCGAGGTTCAAGACTCGCAGATTCGCAGGCTGATCGATATCAACAAGAAACTATTGGCGAAGAAGAAATGAACCACACCAAAACGGAGGCGCTGCAATGACTCGTGGATCATGGGTCAGTGGCCCGCCTCCTGCCCCGCCGCCGACGTTCGCCCAGAACCTCGCTGCGCCTGGTGGGTCTGATCTCGTCGGTCATGGTACAGCCCCCGGAACGGTAAAGACGAGGCTTGATGAGCTTGCCGAATCCACGCCGACGCGAACAATCACGTTGTCCGAGGTTATGTCGAAGACTGTGACTGGTGGCGCGCTCGTCATCAACTGCTACGGCGATTCGATGACCTATGGATTTGACAACAGCAGTACTACAGGGGATCTTCAGCCGGGAATCAACGGCAGTTCGGCAACTAGGGCGCTCTATCAATACCCGGAAGCGTTGGCCGCAGCGATGACGAAGGCCGGTTACAGCGTCACAGTGAACAACTACGGCTTCCCAGGAGATACGGCAGTTCAAGGGAAAACAAGGTTCCCCTCCGCAGTGGCTTGCGACATTGCATTTCTGATGTTTGGGCATAACGACGCCACCGAAGTCAGCGGCAACCCCACAACGTCTCCGGCCGACTTCAAGGATGCGATGGACTTCACCATCAAGCGCGAGAAGGCTAGAGGGGCGTTCGTCGTTCTGATGACGCCGCCACGGCTGAAAGAGAGCAACCTTACCGGACAGGTGAATCGCCAGAGATGGATGCGTGTTTTTGAGTCGATCATTGATCAACTTGGTGTCTACTACGGCATCCCGGTCATCAGTGTTGATGAGCTTGTTGGGCACCGTGGGGCCGATGTCTACTCGGACAACATTCATTTCAACAAGTACGGTTACAACGAGTGGGGGTGGAACCTTTCGGCAGCAATTATCCAGAGAAGCAGCCTTCCCAAGCGCATTGGGCATGGCACTGTGATTCACGCATCGGGATCTTCGATCACTGGAACGCAGACGGCTATTAGCGGGAAAACACGACTCCTTGCAACGACAGCGGTCCCGCTCACAATCAGTGGTTATTTTGAAGAAGACCTGGTGGCGCGTGCTGTTCAGGTCTTTTCCACCGCAGCAGGCGGAACGCAGCGAGGGAAGATCACGCTGAGCGGCGGAACCCGCAACGACACGATCTCACAAACTCGGGTCGGACTCATGGACGCGTCTTCGCCGCAGCAAAGGCGGGTCAACAGCGACGTAATCCGTAAGGGATACAGAACGTTCTTTCTCGAAGTGGCGTCAACGACCACGCTTTGCTATTTTGATAGGGTCGAGTTTGTCCGGCCGCAATCGGTTTTCACTGATACGGCAAGGGCTGTGGAGCAATACAGCCCGCTTACTGGACGATCCATAGGACTAGAAGCAAACCGTTGGATCATTGACGATCAGAATCCGCTGCTTGGCGATTTCACCATCGTTGCCGACCTGACAACCGCTCCAACAGTTGGAACTTCCGCGGGGATTTCGCTTGTCAGCGAGTACGCCGAGAGCACTGGGCTTCCGTCGTTCTACCTAAATGTCGTGAGAATTCCGGGAAACGCCATTTTCGTGCGTCTCGCCACGCCGACCAACGCTGACACCAGTTTCTCATCTGCCTTCCCTGGCGCGGCGACTCTGATAAAGATTGTTCGTTCTGGCGACGTGTTCAGCATCTACGCGAACGATGTCTTGGTGGAGACGCGCACCTACGCATTCAAGCGGCTGAACCCAGCACTGTTTGGCAATGCGGCTACAAACGTGTGTAACTCGCTCCTGATCTCATAGGTGCGAAAAACCATCACATCATGACCATCGAACAGCAAATCTACAAAGGCAACCGGGCCAAGGAAGTGCTCGATAACGAAGCCTTTCAACAGGTCTTCACCGACTACAAGACGGAGATCACAGAACAATGGACGAAATCACCATCAAGAGACGCGGAAGGCCGAGAAAAGTTGTGGCTGATGCTGTCGATCCTCAACCGGCTGGAATCGCTGCTGAAGACGACGCTGGAAACGGGCGAGATGCGCAAGCTGGACCTGGCCCACGAGGAGAAGAAGCGCCTGCTCGACAAAGCCAAGGGCTGGATTGGCAATCTCTGACGGCTCTCGTCAAAGAGGCTAACAAGCGCTGCATGGTGGCGACGGCCTGGCATCCTGAAGCACAAGGCGACGTGATCGCCTGCGAATCGAACAATGTGCGCGTGCTCGTTGGTGAGCATGCCTACCAACTGACAACCGGAGAGATCATCAAGGTATGAGTTCGATCACTCGTCAAGTCGTAGCCGACCGGCGCAAGGAGTTGGGCGACAAGGTGGCGCTGCTCACGTCGCAACTTACGGTCGTGCAGGCTGAGGTTGTCTCGCGTCAAACTGAACTCAATCAAGCCAAGGCTGACCTTGCATCGCTCGATGCTTGGTTGGCTGCGAATCCCTAATCTAGCGTTCGCCCAACGCGCATAGACGGCCATCTTCGGATGGCTTTTTGTTGGGCAGCCCAGCGCAGTGATGCGTCGGCATAGGAGAAACCGTGGACACGTCTTCGACACCCACCAGTCCGGTAGCGGACACGTCAAGCCTGAACGTTAATCAGGCCGGACAAGCATTCGCCG